GGTTAGAACCCGGAATTGGTCACAAGTTAAGCTATTTGCCGGCACTGGATGGCATCGCGGCGCCGATCAGGCAGAGCCCTTGAGGGGGCGAATGAGGTCTGCAGTGGCTGGGATCGATGCCGGATCGGTTGGGGCTGTTGGTGTTTCCGGCCGTCTCAAGTTGTTGTATCGAGGGAGAGGTGAGCGTGACGCGTAACACGGAAGAAATGAGCGCCGAAGCGATCCGCCAGGCCAAGCACCGGGAAAAGATGGATGAGGCGGGCTTTGCGGAGGTCCGCGCCGAGCTGGGCGAAGCAACTCGCACCATGCTGGCGGAGCTGCGCGAGGCGAGAGGCGGCCACACTGGCCCCTATACGTTGGTGGAGTACCTGGACACGACAATAAGGCGCGACTACGAGTTGCTGCAGCAGGAGCAGGGAGTGCGCGAGGGGGTGGTGTGCACCAACTGTCGCAAGCCGCTACCCCGTGGCTGTGGTGGGTTCTTTGCCCGAGAGGGTGCATGCCTAAGGGCGGTCAGCGACCGCGCCCTGGCGCTGTAGAAAAGCGGTAATCAGGGCGCGGGTTTACACAAAAAGTGTAACGCTACACAAAAACGTTGATTTCCTTTGCACTTTCCCCTAACTTATTTCCTAACGTGGCGTTGTAGCGATCACGGCGCAGCAACATCAGAAAAACCCAGCGAACCCTCGGCCTCCCGGTCGGGGGTTTTTTTATGCCTTTCTCCCAGCGCGGGAGGTTCCGAGATGGACGACATGACCCCCGATAAAGACCCGGCCTTTCTGGCCGACCTCCTGAATCTGCTGCGAGAGCACGGGCTGGCTGCCGGCTTGGGTGCGAGCCTGAGCTGGTTGCGTATCCGCTGGGATGGCAAGGAAACAAGCCTTAAACGCCAGTTGCTGGAGGCCTCATTGAGTGGCGCTTTGGTATTCCTGGTAGGCATTACCTGCAAAAAGCTGGGCCTATCGGATGGCTGGTCGTTCGCGGCCGCCGGCATCGTCGCTTACCTGGGGATTGAGCAAGTGCGTCAGCTTGGCCGCAAGTGGGCCGAGAAGCGGGCCGAGGCGTGATCGCCCGGCCGGTGCTGTTGGTGTTGGTCGCCCTGGTCGCGTTCTCGCTGCAGGGGCATTTCGATTGTCGAGAGTCGGCGGCCTGTGCGGTCGTCTTTGCGCATTACGAGGGCATGCAATGAGCGTATTAGAGCAGCCACGGCTATTAAGCGGTCTGCAGGGCGAGGTGGTGCACAGTCTCGGCACCTTGAAAAGCGATGCCGAGCGCCTGGCCAAGGCCATGGGACGCATGGCGGATGTGGACCAGCACGCGGTAGAGCGGGGCATGATTGCTTTGCGTCGAGCCGTCGCCCAGCTGGAAAACGCCGTTACGCGTAACGCGGAAGGCTAAGCCATGTTCAAGATCGGCCTGGACAATGCGCCGGGCGTGTCCTCGGCTCTGCAGCGGTTGTACCGTGACCAGTTGCCATTCGCGGCTGCGCTCACCGCTACCGAGCTGGCCAAGCTGGTCAGGGCCGGCGAAACGCGGGTAATGAAACAGCGTCTCGACCGGCCAACGCCAACCACGCTCAATAGCCTGTTCTTGCGTGCGGCCACCAAGGCCAAGCCCGAGGCGCGGGTTTACTTCAAGGACTCATGGTCGTCGGGCATTCCTGCTGACACCTATCTGCAGCAGGCGGTGGCCGGCGGGCCAAGGCCGCATAAGCGCTTCGAGAAGTCGCTGATAGCTAAGGGGCTGATGCAGTCCGGTCAGTTCGCCCTACCGGCGTCGTACATGCTTAACCAGTACGGCAACGTTTCGCGTGGGGTCATGACCCGTATTCTGTCAGGCCTCGGGGCTGCTGAGTCGGCCAGTGGCTACCAGTCCAACGCCACGGGCAGTAAGCGCAGCAAGCGAAAGGGCAATGCCCGCCGCTATTTCTCTGGCGTGGTCGATGGCACCGATGGTGTGTGGGAGCGCATGGACACGGCCTTTGGCGATGCCATCCGGCCGGTGTTCCTTTTCAGCAAAAGCGCACCGATCTACCGCGTTCAATTCCCGTTCTTCCGTATCGCGGAGAACATCGTTACGGCCAACCACGGCCGCGTCTCGACCGAGGCGCTCGAAAGGGCCATTGCCACGGCGAAACGGTGAAAAAGTCGCGAAAAACCCTCGGTTTCTGGCCCTCAGGGGTTGACGGGAGGCGGGGGAGGCTATCCGGCCCTGCCCCCACCCCCCGGCCTGCGGGTCCTCCCGGCACCCCCGGTGGATGGGGGTAATTCGGGCCCCGCCTTGTCGCTATGTATGACCCTTTTTCGGAGGTTGGTTGTTGTTTCGTCTATGGCCATTTCATCGATCACCCGCAAGCCGTACTGGCTGAACAAAAAGAGCATGGCCGAAAGCCTCGGGATTTCGGTCCAGGCCTTTGATAAATGGGGCGTCGAGCCGGTCGCAAAGATCGGCCGCGAGTCGTTTTACGACACCCGTTCCGTGCTGGATAACCGCCTGGAGCATCAGGGGGGGAAACAACAACCCGGCAGCGAGCTGATCGACCCCTTGGCTGAGGCGAAGCTGCTGCAAGAGCGGTTGCGCCTTACCAGGGAGCAGGCCGACGCCCAGGCGATGCGAAACGAGGTCAAGCGCCGGAATTTGATACCGGTCGAGTTCATGACGTTTGCCATTGCCCGCCTTTGCAACTTGCTCGGGTCAACCCTCGACACCGTGCATACAAAGGTCAAGCGCAAGCACCCCGATATCGAGCCGCGACACCTTGAAGCGATGCAGCGCGAGGTGGCCGTTACGCGTAACGAGACGGCGAAGCTAAACGAGCGCTTGCCGGAGATTTTGAATGAGTTCATTGCCGCCATGGCTGACGACGGAGGCTGACCCGCCGTGGCTGATGCCGTTGGCCGACGCTATCAAGGTTGGCTTGTCGGCGTTGTACAAAGAGCCGCCGATGACCGTCGTGGAGTGGGCGGACAAGCATTTTTACCTGTCGTCGGAGTCCTCCTATCAGGAGGGGCGTTGGACGACCGCCCCCTTTCAGGTGGCCATCCTCAACGCGATGGGCAACGACCTGATTCGCGAAGTCAACTTCGTGAAGTCGGCGCGGCTTGGCTACACCAAGATGCTGATGGCTTTCATTGGTTACCTGGCGCAGCACAAAAAGCGC